CGTAATAACCTTGTAATTCTTTCTCATCTTCTGTCCATTCTGTAATTTGGAGTTTTTTTTCTCCAAATGTAATAGCATCAGCTAATGTAGCAAACTTATAATTTGCTGCTACAATACCATCCATGTTATAACTCTGTGCTTTAATCATAGTTTTTGTTTGTTTAGTTATTAATCCTTTATCTCATAGTGAAATAAAGTTTTCTCTTCTGTATTATTATCAATACTGTGTAATCTTTTAAAAATTTCCCAACTTACAATATAACCATCTTTATCAAATGGTACTCTAAAGTTGATTAAATCAAAAGGAGATTGTGGATTCCATCCTTTATCCCTCAGCTCAGATGCATATACTACTCTATATGCATTGAGATTTTCTCTTATAATTTCAGGTTTAATATCGAAATAATAAGAGAAGCATTCTACCTCATCATTTGATGAAATAAGTTCTGCTAAACAAGATTTTGATATAATCAAATTATTTAAATTGTCAATTTGATTTTGTGTTTTACAAGATACTAATGTAAATGCTAGTAATAATACTGTTAATGTTTTCATGTTATTTAGATTTAAAAGTTAAAAAATAAGGAAAGATGTAATATCTTTCCTTTACATTGTTAAATAAACTTATTTAAAGTAAAATCCCATACATAAGCTTCATCTGTAGCTATTACTTCACCTTCAATAGTAGTGTAATACACTTTACCATTGATTTCTTTGCTTCTGCCAATCAAATCAATCCCATGCACATAAATGCACATAGAATTTGTATCAATAAATCTAGCCTTAACAAAGTAAGGCTGTTCATTAAACCAATCACATACTTCTTGCCATTTAGCAAAGTATGGACTTTGAACAGGATGCATAGTAGAATAAACTCTACTATGATTGTTGTTTTCTGCAGTAAGAGTTTCTTTTAATTCTTTGGGTATTACTGCTCTACCCATGATTGTTATTTCTGTGTTGTTCATGTTTTAAATTTAAAAGTTAAAAAATAATTTCCCTCTGCACTCAGTTGTAATAACCATATAGTCAAAGTATATTCCACTATGGTTAAGTCTTTACCTGCATTACCCTATACAAGTGCTATTACAACTGCTCACCCTTGGGAAGTGAGTTATGGTGCATTAAAAGAAAAAGTTGCAATGTATTCAGGGTGATGTGCTCTATTTCAACATCCCATTTAACCAACTAAAAAGTATAAGACTACCTTCGTCATAATACGTCTATTATGATATATTTAGATTTTACATTGCAACTTTTTATAAACAATTAAAATGACTGATAAACAACAGGCAATTTATCTGAGTTAAACGATGACCTGTTTAACAATAAGGTGCTACCTTATTAATGTCAATAACTCATCATAATAATGTGTTTTACACCTAAAACTTTGATATCAAGGCTGTCATCCTTAAACTTTTCCAGATATGTATTACTACATAATTGACTTTACTGGAATGTCACTATCAAAGAAACTGGTGCCCTCAACAACTTGGGATTGTTATGAGTTTTTTAAATAATATACTTTGTAGGTTAAGAACAACTTTGTTCCTTACAAGTGTATATCAGACTCACTCTTATTCTTTCAACTAACCTACTGCCCAATTGCGTTCACAATAACTCCTAAGTTGCATCAGAGTTAATCGGTATTCAAGAATAAAATTTTACATTTATATGAGTTGCCTAAAATGGCAACTCATAATCATCATCATTTATGTAATTATGTTCGTATTCATCATCTTCAGGAAGATAGTCTTCAGGAAGATAGTATTTATCTAATAGGTCAAAATAATCAAGTCCTAATTCTAATGCTGTGTATGTGTACATAATTGTATGTTTTATTGTTGTGTAGGAAATAAATTTATACTAATTATGAGGTAAATCATAATTATAAATGTTGTAAAAATGAGTAGAGTTTCCATGTTTTGTGTGTTTATTTAAAAAAATAGTATTACCCTTTATGTTGTATAAAAGGTAATACTATAAGATTTAGATAGAAGCAAAGGTTTGCTTTTTTGACTTGCTGTCATCGATGTTACATAATGTTGCACTTAACCAATCAGTTACGCCATCTGCATCTATCTCTGCTATGAATGCCATTGGCTTTGTAACATCTAGAGTTTTCTGTACTTTAAACCATGTACCCTGATGGGTAAATGATTTATTTCCAGACTCTTTGTCTTCTAAAATTTCAATTTTGTCAGCGTTAATAAGAGTTTTAAAATCTGCTACGCTCATAAATTTTACTTTTGCCTTTTCCATTGTTGTAATGTTTTTAATGATATAAAAAAAATAATGTCAAAACTAAGAGAAAGTTAAAAAAGAAGAACAAAATAAAAGATAAAGTAGAGAGTTTCCTCTCTACTTTATTTACTTTACAGAGATTGAATAAATTCAATCTCTGTTTCTAAATAGGATTGCTAATCCAACTTTTCCGCACTTACATCACCAAAGCAATAAGGTGAACGGCTCTTGTTACCTACAAAATTGTAGGATTTTGAATTTGAATTTTCATAGTAATACTACACATATATTATACATGTAGCTTATTTAAAAGTGAAAAAATAAAAAGAGAATAGAGGTTTTATCCTCTATTCTCTAAAAGTTAATAACAGAGCATACATTGTTTCACTAAGATAGAAATAGAGAATATAGTCTTCCAACTGACATCACTCACAGTAGCAATTTTCTTCTAAACAATTGTGCACCATTGTTTAGTTACTTCTTGTTGTACTGCATCAGCTTTCACAAGCTGATTATATCTTAATTAGTATGTTGTTACTAACTACTGAAATGAGGGGTCCAGGGCCGATTAAGGATTAGGACCCCTCTAAAAAATAACAGTATAGCAATCCCAAACCTTTTATTTGCCATTCTAAGATTATCAGAAATAAGTCTACTCATAGTGGCCCCATATAGGAACATACTTTCAAACCTTAAGTCTTTACTCTAAAGGTATTTATACTATTGTTTGCAACCAATAAGTATAAATAAAATACTGTCAAAACTAAGCAAGAGTTAAAAATGAAGAACAAAATAAAAGATAAAAAAGTGAAGGGATTTCTCCCTTCACTTTAGAACTTATCAACAATTGCTGCTACTTTCATAGCAACAACTTGTTCTTTAATGAATTCAACAGCTCCTTTGTTTATTGCTGCTGAATTATTAGAAAACTCTTTCCATCTGTAATCTTCAAATGAGATTGTTTTGTTAACAATCTCATCGATAAAGTATTTGAACAGATATGCTGCTCTATGAGCATTCTCTTTTGCTTCTTCTGAGTAGCTATGATTGACACTTCTGTCAATTAGAGAAGCTAAAATCCAATAAGCTTTACCGTACATAGTTATATGTATTTAAGTGTTAGTAATAATGTCAAGAATAAGTTAAAGTTAAAAATGAAGAACAAAAAATAAAAAGATAGATACAGAGATTAATTCTCTGTATCTATCATAGATATACTAACAGTTGCTGCAATGCAGCCAACTATTGACAATGTACTAATGAAACCCAATGCTATTAGGTCATAAAAACCTAATATGTTAGCTATTTCCATATAGCAAATGCATAAAATTACTGTTAGCATTATGAGTAATGCTATTACTAAAGCTTTTGTTAAAGAATTCATAATGTTATTTATTATATTGTTTAAAATAATGTCAAAACTAAGATGTAGTTAAGACAGAAGAACAAAAAACAAAATAAAAAAACACAAGGGATTTCTCCCTTGTGTTTATACCTATTAGAAGCTTTCAGTAAACTCCATCTTGCGTGTGCCTTCAGCACAATTAATCAGCCTAGCTTTAAGCCAGTTTGGTTTACCATCTGGGAGTAAATCATCGGTAATAAATACCAATCTACCCTTCATATCAATGTCTTTTTGGATGTTAATCCAAACACTGCCAGCTTTAATGGATTTTTTGCTGGGGTCTTCTTTATCGGTATAAATGTCAAGTTTAGATACACCGATAAAAGCTTTGAAATCTGCTACTTCCATGAAGTAGGCTTTAGTCTTGTTGCTCATGATTTGTATGTTTTAAAGAGCTTAAAAAATAATGTCAAGGATGAGATGAAGTTAAAGAGGAAGAACAAAAAATACAGCTAAAGATAGTTAGAGCCAAGTTTTTAAAGCTTAAGATTTGTAGGGGGGATACTGTTTAGACATTAGTTTGGGGGTGGCTAGTTTCTAATAGGACTCACACATTCACTTTTTATCAACATTATTTTTTTAAAAAATTTAATTTTAATCTTAAATAATTTTTCTTACTTTTGTTTATAATTTAAAAAGATAGAAAGATGAAAGCATTAAGTAAAAGGTTAGTATTAGATAGTAAGAGGTTTTATAATATTCATTTGTCAATTGTTAATGCTATTATACCCACTAAGCTTACCCCAAAAGAAATAGAGATACTTGCTTTGTTTATGTCCTTGAAAGGAGATATAGCTAAAGATAGATTTGGTACTACTGCTAGGAAGTTAGTAATGAAGGAATTGAATTTATCTGATGGTGGACTAGGTAATTACCTCAAGTCTTTGAAAGAGAAAGGATTTATTTCTCCTACTAATGAAATATTACCTTTTCTTATTCCTAATGATGATAAGCAAGAATACTTTTTTCAACTTATAAATGAGGAACATGTCAAGGAATCCATTGATTAAGAGATACTATGATAAAGTTAAACATCAGTATGATATTACTGAAGACCAGTTTTTTGATATAATATTTACAGCATTTAAGTATTTTAGGAGTAGAATGAATAGTGAGGAAATACCTGACATTAGGATAAAAGGATTTGGAAGTTTTCAGGTATTTTCTACTCCTGTTAAATATGAGTTGAAGAAATTAGCTAAGATAGTTGAGCAGAATAAAGCAAATGAGTTTCACTTTAATAGAATTAAAATTTTAAATGAGTATGTTGAAAAGAATAAGGTATTATTTAAAGAAAATACTGAAAAGGGAAATACCCCTAAGTGATGTATGGTATTATGTACAAGGACATACAAGAGAAAAGATATACTATTCTAAGTATAAGTGGGTAAAGCTTCTGATGAGAAAACATATTAAAGAACAGTTTGAATGGAGATTGAAACAAATGGATAAAGAGTGTTACAATAGTGGGCAATGTAAGATATGTGGTTGTGATATTCCTGCACTTACTTTTGCAAATAAGTCTTGTCACAAACCATGTTATCCTAAAATGAAAAGTAGATTTGATTGGGAATGGTTTAAATTTTATAATGAACTAAAATAAAGTAACAATTATGTGGGATAAAAAAGTTTATGATTTTGGTAATATCAAACCTAAGTCTGTTGTTAAAGTAGATTTTAATTATTTAGGTGATATAGAGATTATTGAAATTAAAGCAGCCTGTGGTTGTACTCTGATAGATTATAAGAAAGGTAGTAATAAGGTTACACTTGAATATACTGCTGGTGACTTTCCTAATCATCTTAAGAATACTGAAACTAAAAAAGTAGAAGTTAGTAAAACTGCTACTGTTAAGTATAAAGATAATTCTGAAGATATTCTTATGCTAAGAGGATTTATTTTAGAAAGGTAATTAGTAAGAAAGTATATATAAAGAAAAAGGATTAAAAAAGAATATGTAGTTTTATGTCGGTAGAAATATTTGAAATCAATGGTTCAGTAGTTAGACCAGTAAAGGATATACTTCTCATATTTCCATTTAATGAAATATGGGATAGAGATACAACTAAACATAAGTCAAGAGCTATTAATGAATTAGCTTATATTTATTATATTGTATCTCCAAAGAAATCTAATCCATATTCAGGTTATTCTAATGAACTTAGAGGTAAGAAAATTATTGAAGGTTTATGGAAAGAGAACATAGAAGAGTGGAAACCTGATGAGTTAGTAAAGGAAGGAGTTAGTACTTATTCCAAATGGTTAGAAGAAGCTTCACCATCTATGAGATATTTTAATGCAGTTAAAAGTGGTGTAGAACAAACTATTAACTTTTTTCAAAATATAGATTTTAATGAAAGAACAGATAAAGGTTTACCTGTATATAAAATTAGTGAAGTTATCCCTGCACTTAAGTCAGCTAATGAAGTTCTTAAGTCCATGAGTGATTTACAGGAAAGAGTGGAACAAGAAGTTTATGAAAGTTCTAAAACAAAGGCAGGTAAAGAAATTAACCCATTTGAAAGATAATTATTAAAATTTATAAATATAACATTATGAAAAACAGATTGATAGAAGCATTTGATAGTGATGATATGAAATCTATGAGAGCTATGAAATCTAAACCTATGGGTATGGATATGGGTATGACTATGTCTAAAGATTGTAGTGGATTTATTTCTATGTTGTTTAAAGCTAAAGAAGATGCTCATATTACTCATATTGAACAAAGAAGTAGAGCATTAGCTCCTCATGAAGCTTTATCTATTTTTTATACTGGATTAGATGAAAGATTAGATACTTTTGCTGAAACAGTAATGGGGATACATGGTCAACTTACACTTTCTTTTTCTGCTAGTGCTATATCTAATCCTTTGTCTTATATGGAGAATCTTTATACACAAGTTACTAAAGAAAGAAATATGTATGAAGAAGGATGGATTCAAAATCAATTAGATGAAATTCTTCAACTTATAGCACATACTATTTATAGGTTAAAATATGTAACTACTGCTCCTGGACAATAATGAGTAAACTCCAGTCTATAAGAAACAAAGATGGTATTTGGGTTAATACAGAAGTGTTTAGAGAAGAAGCTAGACACTTTGAAAAGTATGGATATTATTGTCCTGACCCTTGGGGTTCTCCTTCTTGGCAAGGATATTGGGAAGAGCAGTTTAAAAGAACAGTTGAAGGATATGAAGTAGGTGGAGTTAAGATAACAGGTGACCATTACTTTTATATGAACTTCTGTCCTATCATGAGGGTAGAGAAAGGAGCATCAGGTAGAAAGGCAAAGAAGTTAGCAGGATTTCCTGACTTTTGGGATGGTGATTATAATTACTATTGGGCAACTGAAATAGCTTATAATGGATTAAGTAGAGAAATACTTAATAGTCTTCAATTAGAAGTAAGAGTAGAAGATGAGTTCTTAGATGGTGGTAGACATATTATAGTAGGTAAATCAAGACGTAAAGGTTACTCATTTAAGAATGCTGCTAAAGTAGCTAATATATATAATAGTGTTAGAAACTCTCTTTCTATTATTGGTGCTTTTGAAAAGAAGTACTTATACCCTGAAGGAACTATGGGTATGGTTACAGATTATCTTAACTTTCTTAATGAGCATACAGGATGGAGAAAGAATAGAGATTATATTGATAAACAAGAACATAGAAAGGCATCATATAAAGAAGTGTTAAATGGTGTAGCTATTGAGAAAGGTTATCAGTCACAAGTTATAGCAGTAACTTTTAAAGATAATCCAGATGCTGCCAGGGGTAAAGATGCTAAGTATGTACTGTTAGAAGAAGCAGGTAAGTTTCCTAACCTCAAGGATTCATATATGGCTACTGAACCTACACTTAAAGCAGGTAAGTTTATAACAGGACAGATACTTATATTTGGTACAGGTGGTGATATGGAAGGTGGTACAGTAGATTTTGCTGATATGTTTTATGACCCAGCAACTTATAACTTAATGCCATTTATTAATGTATGGGATGATAATGCAGAGAATACAAAGTGTGGATTTTTCCATCCTGTATTTTGGAACATGGATGGTTTTTATGATAAACAAGGTAATTCATTAAGGCAAGAAGCTATAAATTATGAAATAGAAGAAAGAGAAAAGATATTAAAGAACTCATCTAATGGTACAGGAGTTATTCAAAAAAGAGTACAAGAATATCCTTTAAAACCTAGTGAAGCTTTTCTTACTGTATCTACTAATGACTTCCCAATTACTGAACTTAGAAATAGATTAAATATTATAGAAAGAGAAAAGGTGTATGATAAGAAAGGTCAACCTGTATATTTGAGTAAAGAAGAAGGTAAGGTTAAAGCTACACCTGATTTAAGAAATGAATTAGAACCAGTATGGCATTATAAACCTAAGACATTAAGTTTAAGTGGTTGTCCTGTAATATATGAATATCCTGTATCTAATGCACCTAAAGGATTATATAAGATAGGATATGACCCTTATCAACAAGACCAAAGTGCAGGTGCATCATTAGGTGCTGTATATGTTTATAAAGGTGTTACTACTTTTTCTTATAGTAGAGATATGATAGTAGCTTCTTATGTAGGTAGAATGAAAACTGCTGATGATACTCATAGGATAGTAGAGTTGTT